TGTACGTCTATTCGCCAGCGGGAACCCTGACGTTACCGACGCATGGAGGCATCCTCCGTAACTACCGATCATTAACGTTGGGGATTAACCGTTATCCCATTCGCCATTTTTTCAGGCTATAATCCATTCGGTGTAGGATTATGATTTACCACGATTACGAAACTTTAGACATTAGTGTTAGTAACCGTCGCCGTAACCGTCGCCGTAGCCGTCGCCGTCGCCGTAGCCGTAGCCGTAGCCGTCGCCGTAGCCGTCGCCGTAGCCGTCGCCGTAGCCGTAGCCGTAGCCGTAGCCGTCGCCGTAGCCGTCGCCGTAGCCGTCGCCGTAGCCGTAGCCGTCGCCGTAGCCGTCGCCGTTATCAGCGAAGAAAACTTTCGCTTTGCCAATCAAATCGGAAACGTTACCAGCGATTTCCATTGTCTCTGAAACAAACTCAATGACGTCATTGATGCATGCTCCAGCATCAAGAAAATCAACTACGGTGATTCTTTCTTCTGTGTGTATCACTTGGCGTCCTCCCATTTTTTCGCAGCTTCATCAGTCACTTCGAAAACCGCAGTAACTTTTCGGATGTCGATGTCTGCTCGCGCGGAAACCTTGCTATTCGGCGTGGGGCCAGTTTCGGCCAGTTCCATGACTCCGCGACTGGTTCCGAATCTGATCGCCATGCGTGCCTTTTTCAAGAACACGCTCGCACCTGTCGTATCACTGGCGTAACCGAAAAACACGCCACGATGTTCCGTGCAAACGATGACCGGACGTTCAGCGAGTTTCTTTGTCATTTTGAAGTCTCCATGTGAAAGTAGAAAAGGTTCTATCAGACGCATTAATAAGATCAAACGGCAGGAGTCGAACCTGCATTAGCCATGCGGTGCTTCCAACCGCTCCGGGTTACGTTCCTTGGCTGCCTTAACCATTTCAGGCCACGTCTGATAACCCATTTGCTCTGGCAGGACTCGAACCTGCTCGATTTGAACTTAGTCACAGAGTTGACGTCTTATCTTCCCGATCAGCCGTCATGCCGCCTCAGGATCTCTATCAACCCCATTGCGTTTCACCATGTAACGACTCAAAGGATTAAGTATAGCTTCCGTAATGATTGTCTTTTAGTAATCGACGCAAACGGAACTCAATCACTTCCATCGTTTCCGTAATTTCTTTCGGCCTGGATTTAAGAAGCTCTGCAATCTCAGAGCGATTGTAACCGTACTCCTTAAGCTTCAGGACCGCTTCTTCAAACTTCGTTGTCACACTCATTGAGATAATTTCGCGAAGGTCATAGAAGTCCTGTGTGACAAGAAGTTGACTTGGAATCTTTTTTGGTGTTTTTGTTGACTCCTCTTCACTTTCATTTGGCAAGGGTAGACGTTTCAGCTTGACCTTTTTCGTAATGTACGTCTTACCCTTTTTCACGGTCGTTTTGTCCCCCAGTCGATCCTGGAGGGGAGCTTTAACCGCGTGCTGCTGATTGACAGCTTTCTTAAAAGCTGTCGTAATCCGAATGATAATGTATTGTGTGAGACTTGTTTTCTCACGCAGCTTCTTCGGAGCATCACGAATCGCAAGAAGAAGTGCATACATACCATCAGCAACGAACACATCCCGCAAATGCGGGGAGATTACACACCAACGATTCGCAAGTGAGATCAACAGTCTCAAGTTTCCATTTACAATCTCCGTTTCTTCGTCGGGCGTAATGCCCACAGTCCTAATCTTTTCAGTCAGCTCATTCAATCTTTCCAATCCAATCTTTTCCGGTAGCTCACGCATAGTATCCCTTTCAAGAAAAGAAAAACGTCCTACCATTAGAATATCGGAGAAAACGAGAAAAGACAACAAAATTCTTTTCTCGTTAAGATTGGATTGTAATTAGGCTAATAAAGGAACGGATTGCAACATTACGGATATCAAACATTCGTCCGATAGACGGATCGAACAAATCAATAGTATCCCATGACCAAGCATGAGACTGTCCGCGTGTTTCTCCAATGAGAACACCCTTATACACGGTCATGAATTTACGAAGTAAATCTGTTCCGTCTAGTGTCAAACTGTAATGTGAATAAGGGACCGCCAGAACTGGCTGAGCGTCGATATTAAGAGGAACAAATCCTCTTGAATGGCAACAAGGAAAGAACTCCTGGATATGGAAGGCACGCCTACGGATCGGGTCTGCGAGTCCTTGATAAAGAATGGCACTACCATCGTGTCCAATCTCTTCAACAAGTTGTTTGACTTCACAATCCAAGACGTTAGCGAAAGATGTTAAAAGACACGACCAACGATTAGGGCTAGTTTGGTATTTCACAAGTTTCTCCTTGGCAATAGGCTTCGTCAACACCATCGGAGCCGCCGAAAGATGTCCAATCGATCGGTTTCAAATCTGCCAAACGTTCCTTATATTCTTCCTCTGTGATCCCTTCTTCTGGGGACTGTGGATACACACCTTTAGCGGTATGTGGAAGAAGACTTACAGACTTACAGAGAGGTATAATTGAACTAAGAACAGGCTCAATATCATTTTCTTCGTGCTTAGGATCATACTCATAGATTTTAGCTTCATGGTCACTGAACGAGATCTTAATCACGCCAGGAACAATGAAAACTCTTTGATTCCTTTCTAGGATTCGTTCAACGTTCGTTACTCCGATATGCTGATTCAGAGTTTTCCTTACGTTTTCTGGTCCAGTTACGACTTCCGTTAATTTCCACATAGGACGGAAGTATAACGTATTGGAAACGGCATTATCCGACCATTCACGTTGCAACAAAACAACGTTCATGGCTTGTTCCCATAAGCTAACTTCCGTAGCTTCTTTCGCCGGTCCCTGCAAGATTGGAAACTCGAAAACGTCCGTATTGTCCGAGAACAGGACTGGTTCATAAGGGATCCCTGCTTCGGCTAATACCGAGTGGATCGGCGAGTTCTTGGCGACACGGATCCGGCGTAATGTATGAGTAAAGGTAGGGTGTCCGCAACCACTTGTTTTTCCAGCCAATTTAGGTGTCGTTCCACCCGGCTTGATAGTAGTTTTTCGGATAGCTTCCGGTACACCAGCCTCAGCGTTAAGTAGCCTGTTAGCTTCGCAAATGATTCGATATCCGTTCCTGAGGAACTTAGTAACTTTATGTACACCTTGAGTGTGTTTCCATCCAGAGAAGTCGATAATTCCCACACCAATACGTCTATTCCTGGCGACGACTCGATTAGTAGAGTGTTGGTGTGTTGGGAGCAAAGAAACTGTAGAGGAATAGAAGGTCGCGTATTCGCAAGCTTTGTACCAGTCGTCCGGTCCATTACACATTGTCGGTAATGTCTCGGACAGATTACATACTTCACGGTGTTCAAGAGGGATTTCTCCACAAGGATTGAAACCTACTGCACGATCGACCTTGACCTTATCACGTTTCCCGATCCTGCCGTAACGGAGGTTCCTTCTGTTAATAACTCCAGGTTCCCCATTATGGATGACACGTTCAGCGATCTCACCCAAGCGGTCGAAATCACTATTAGTATCCAGAAGAACTGAGTTGTTACTCATCCAACCGAATTCTTCACGGTAAGGATTGATTTTGTAATCTTTGAGATTAAGGAATACATTATCATTAATACTTCCGCAAGCAATTTCCGCTGATCGACGAACGTTACCAGCGACAACACAACAACCAATCAAATTGGCAATGTTTGTTTTATATTCAACAACGTCCAATTCACCTTGTAGGTACGCTTCACATTGGTTCTCTGTTTCTTCAATCAGTTTCTTCAACGGTTCCGGTCCTGAAGACAGACCACCGAAACCTTTAATTGGTAGACCAGAAGGACGGATCAAATCGTAAATGAATTGTGGAAGGTGTTCTCCATTAATATACGATGTAATCACTAACCCTAGAGCTTCGACCCAACCCTCTCTTGTGTCCGGGATAACATGAGAATACCGACCATATCTAGGTCGGATAAGAGTCAAATCATCTCTTAAAGGTAAGAAACCGACACCGACACCATGCATTAACGAATCCATCAGCCAACAATAGTCATCAACTAAATCCATGCCACAAGAAAGATTAGTTAAGGCGCAATTATACAACGCCATCGAGCCACGTTGATACACGAAATCGCTGCCCATAGCCCACAGGCCACGACCGGGAGGCAACCACTTCATATCAAACATGGCTTTAGCGAAACCGTGTGCATGATTCTGCCAGTATTCCTCGTTCCACGGAATGTAGTTCTTTAGATAGAAGTCTTTCCGGATTGAATACGTTCCTTCAGTAACACGGATCACGACATCAGCCCAGGATTCCTGTCCACCATCTTTTTTAATCCGTGAATACGTCCTATAAAAAACAATTTCCCCAAACCCGTTATAACCGAATTTGGGGACCAAGCTCCTAATATAATCTGCTGTAGCGTCTTTCAAAGAGAAACGGTGTGTGACAAACATTATTTCATAATCTCCAAGAAGGAAATCAGATTAGGTGGCTTAAAGAAAATATCTGGAACTTGTAACTCTGATGTTACAATCCAGATACCTACACCTGCTGCCGTCATAAGAAGGAAATTCTTTCTTTGAGCAGGTGTGAACTTATAACCGGCAGGATTCTTAACTTCAGCCCATCGTTGACCATAACTAACATGTGCACAGAATAAGTCTGGGAACCCAGCTTGATAGATGTTACCATGCGTAGACTTAACGTACCAATCGTGGATCTTTAACTTATTTTCAATACGTTCCTGGATCCCAGCTTCTACACGATCATGCTTCCTTATTTTGTCCATCTTTAGCCCTTTTAGCCAGAGACAAGGAAATAAGTTGGGACGCCAGGATCAAACGTTCTTCAGCTTCTTTACCCTCTAGGGAGAAGAAGTCAATCTCTTTGAGTTGTTCTGCTGCTCGTTGTTCCCAATACTTAGAATTATTCGCGTCAATAATGACGCTCATCGGTCCTCGTACACTAGGATTGAACTGACACTTTTTTAATACGTTTCTTATGTCGGTCAATAAGATTCGGTTTTTTCCATTCTTCATGGACTTTCTTCCTATGTTGTTGGAGTAGACGGATCTCAGTAAGTTCTTCACCAATCAAAAAGTAGTACGCCCAACGTTCAGGTGGGTGTAATTTCCACGTTTTTTCAAGCCGGGAATATGGTCCTTCAAAAATAGCTTGAAGCCATGCACAACGGGACTCAACCTCTTCAAGAGTCATTTCATCAGTTACAACACCTAAAGACTCGTACAATCTTTTGTCAACTCCCGACTCTATTGTCAGTTGTCGCATCGCACCGTGGATTAGAGTTATTACTTGCAACAGACTCTCTCGCATGTGTTTGCCTCTTTACAATTTCTGCAAGTAAGAGAGACTTATTAAGTCTTGTATACTCCGGTATAACAAGAACCCTTGCAATCTCCCTTAACTCACGAATACTTTTATCTCCTATACTGTCACTTAACTTAGAATGATACCAAATCTTTAACGGCTCAATATCACCCCGTTCAATCAAATTGTTCAGCCATTTCTTATTGTCCGAAGCGATATATAAAGCGTTGAAATCCGGTTTGGTTATCAGTCTAAGTGTACTCCTCAGATCAGCTATCCTCTGGGATATCAGTTCTGTCAGAATCTCTACATTCATCGTATTCCTTCTCAGCAAGAATTTCGGACATTTTTAGAAAGGATGCTGAGAACCTCAGTGCCGCTTGGTACAGCAAGTACTCTTCCTCTGTTAAAGCCCGTTTCAAACGAATAAAGGAATGGACAGTTCTTAAGGATTGCAAAAGGATTTCGGTCATGATTTATCCGCCCAGGTGTTAAGGTTACTCTGCCAGTCCATTTTGATTAGTGGTACACGTTCGCGAAAAGATTCAACTGCTTCTTTCACTGTCATAGCGACTTTATCTAACACTGATGGATGCGTTGGGCATTGGATTTCATCATGAACATTTAATGGTTGAACCAACCAAGGATGCACGCCGGACGGTTGAATATCCCACACCCGTCGTTGAACCTGTTTCGTAATTTCTGCACCAGAAGATTGAATCTCATGATTCTTGTAAGAACGCATATTTGACGCTTGTAAAGCAAACGCTGCACCATACAATGAGGACTGTAAAGCACCATATTCACTTTGTACACGTTCCCTTCTGGTCACTTTCATTTTGTAAGTTTTCCACTCTTTGGGAGGATTACAAGCTAATTCGAAAAGAGCTTTTGCAATCATATTTTCCAAAGTGTAGTACCGTTTGAAACCAAACATGGACTCAGCATATTCAGCCGGTTCGTGCCATTCAACTTTAGTTCCAATCCCTCCTGGTTGGCGCATGGAACAACATTTGGCATTGACCCTGCTTTGATACTCACCGACCTTCTTGTAACGTTGACTGAAAAGGTGAAGACCCATTACAGCGTCTTCTACACTGATTTCAAGCACAGAAGCAAGCTTATCTTTTTCTGCACCGTATAATGTAGCGAAGAAAGCTCGTTTGCACTTATCGTAGTAATCAACAGCAGTACCTGCGGAAGCTACAATCTGTTCGTAAGTTAAATGCGGATACAGGAACTGACCAAACAAGGCATGAATCTTTTTTCCTGACAAAAGGTCTTGACGAAGATCCGGATCGTTGTACAAAGCTTCTGCTAATGTAACTTCGAAACCGGAAAAGTCACCACCACATAACCTAAGTCCGTTATCCGCTAAAGGAAACTTGACTCGAACTTCCTTAGAGTGTTTGACACCTAAAGGATTCAATCCGTCGCCTTTCGCTGAACCACCTTGTTCAATACCCCTAGCAGAACCGCCACCAGACATACGACCAGATAAGGAACCAATAATCGAACTAGAAGCGTGGAAACGACCAGCAAGCAGAATCTTATCATAGAAATCCACTTCATAGTTTGATTGACGAGCCTCAAGAATTTCCTTGGCACGGATAGCAGCTTTACTAGGAGTACCATCGTCATTAACCCATTTGGAGATCGCTTCTAGTACTGGCTTGCCTGTCGAACCTTCCAGGAACTCTTTCTCAACATCGGACATTACCTGTTCTAGGTATTTCCTCGAAGCCGCTGGTGCTGTTGGAATCTTGAAATACCAGCCACCCCCGATAACTGGTTCCAGGAACGGAATACCCAATCCTTCTTCGTGAGCAATAATTTTCCTATTCCGAAGCTTAGTCTGATCCCGGAGTTCAGTCAATCCTTTAATATCAACAGCGAAACCACGCCAACGCACGGCAGCAACCATGCAAGCCAGTTCACTATCGGTATCACCCAATTCCGGTGATCCGAAATAGGGATACAGCTTCTGGAGGTATACTACGTCTAGCTCAGCGTATTCCCTAGCAAGAGGTTGATAGTGCCAGTGAGCTATATGTCGATGAATAATCTCAGGCCAAGCATTTTTCCAATCTTTCGGACTACCAATCGCTAAAGCGAAAGGCGCGTAGCCAAGTTCCTCTGGATAATCTTTTAATTCGACATCCGAAAACTTGAGAACTGCATCGTCTTCAAGATTGAAAATGTCAGCAACAATAGCTTTTAGCGCAGAGGAAGCAGAGAACTTGAGAACAACGTCTTTGAAATCCGTGGTTCCTTCAATATCATAGACGTTCCAACGTTTCTTCCTTTTACCAAAGAAGATTTTACGCAGCTTAACTCGCTTCTCAAGTTCATCTGCTAATGAATCCGCTAACTGTGTCGGGACTCGTCGGATCCTAATATCATTACGATCCATTACAGATTGATATGGACCCTTCCTAGCATGAAGCATTAAGTCACACGCTTTGACGGGTTTGCAGCACGGACCTAATCTTGCTTTCTCTTCACAAAGAGCGTATTCCTCAACACAATCTTCAAGAATTGCTGAACGGTCTTCCATCAGAAGTAGCGTAGTATACATCTGACAGACATGGAACCAATCAAAAACGATATTAAAACCGACTACACCACCTGGATGATTGATTAGCAGTTCTAGTTCTTCTAGGACTTGACCTATTGACAGTTTCCATAGGGACTTGAGCTTGACAGGACCGTTACCGATGGAATACTGTAATAGAACAATGGGACCGTGAAGACCACAAGTCTCAGTATCAAAGAAGATTGGTTCCATTGTTTTTGACCTTATTGAATGCTATAAGGAAAGGTTTGTTGTCCAGGATACACAACTTTAAGTCAAAAAGTTCGTCCCAAGTTGTCTTACCTTGTTCAATCAATCTTTTGGCTTGACCGTAACAGGAAGGACACAATCCTTTCCACTTACGATCCTTGCCGCATTCAGGAGTGATACATTTCAATTTATCTTCGTTCTCATTAGGATGCATTCGAGTTGCTCCTCTAGTTCTTTGAGTCTTGTGCTTTTGGATTTTAATTGTGCTTCAAGTAGGCTAATCATATCCTTATGGTATGTATCAGGAAAGAAGTAGTGGAAAACTTCTTTCCCAATATAGAACGAACCGACAAACGCTAGGAATTCAATCCACATTAGAACCTCTCCAAAAGTTCCTTTGGAATCTCGTAAGTGATGCCTTGCTTTGCAGCTTCATCCCGTAAGGCACGATGGACTTCGTAATCATTATTTGCACCACCACACCAACCAATACATTGTGTGGCGAAGTTGTTTCCAAGCACTTTCTGAATAGTATCCTGGAAATCAAACATCTCTTGGGGAGTACGAAGTTCCCGACGATAAGGGTTAGGCTTCTTTGGGATCGTGACTTTAGCAGATTCCCCAGACAGTCTAAGCTCCTTAATTTTACGGATGATCGCGTACATTTCATCTTGACGATCACGAAGCATGTACAACTGTCGGACCTGCGTTTGATTGATAATACCAGCAGCAACTTCTGCTTGAACATCCAAAGGAAGCTTCAGAAGCATCAAACGGACCTGGACCCAGCCACGACTCATACCAACTTGATTGGCAATGATTTCTTCAGTCCAGCCAGCCTTATCAAAAGCAATAAGACCTCTAGCCTCTTGAAGCATATTCAAGTCTTTGCGTTTGATGTTCTCCGTAAGATTAAGAATGTTCTCTTCAAAAGGCTTAAGATCCGTTCTAATACGACAAGGGATCGTTTCCTTCTCAAGGACACGGTAGGCCATGTAACGACGATGACCCGTAACGATACGGTATTTCTTTCCAGGTTTGCCATCGTAAGGACGGATTGTAATTGGTTGATCGAGTCCCCTCGCTTTAATATCCGGGACAAGATCCATAACATCCATCGGAGCCAGATGACCACGACAATTAAATTCCGAATCCGAGTAGATATCAGACATGAGGACATCAACAGTCGTGTAGTACTCATTAACAACCACAATTAATCTCCATTAAGTTCAATAGTGAAGCGACCAGAACTTGCAGTATTCCAAGGATTACCTACAACGTGTAGATAAAGATTGCCTCTTTGAGTCCGAGATTTGAATCCAAGTTCATCAAAAACAAATGGTATACCGTCAGAGCCAATCTTACAAATTAAAGCACCAGCATTGAAACCGGTTATTCGACCCATAGTGTTATGACCCCTATAGCCACAAATCCAAGTTTTAGGCGTCTGTGGCCAAAGATCAATTTCTCCTGATGCTTTTGCACTACGTTGTCGGTTAATAACATATCCTGTATCAGTCCAATCGCTATTCGCAGTCACAGTACAGGATACAGATTCTTTTGTAATTTGTGTGATCCGAGACAAATATATCTTGACCGAACCCAAGTCTTCAGTGAAGATATCAATCGTATCTTCAATGAAGTGACCTTTATATGAAGCTCCTAAGATACTAATAGTAGATTGATCGTCATCAAGTTTTTCTGAGTCTTTAATCTTTTCTTCAATTGTGAGAAACCTTGCCTGGACCTCAGGCGAAGTGGCGTTCCTTAAAAGAAAGTAACCGTGACGTTTCGCTTTAATAAGCGATTGTACAGCTAACTCGCGTTCTTTATGTACAACAGAATCCAATTTCTTAACATCAAGAGTCAATTTATCCAAATACTCTTTATGGAAGTGTACTCCTACTGTGATACCGCTAATATCCTTAGTAGGGATCCTTAACACTCCGTATTTAGTTTTTAATCCAATTTCTTTAGTCTCTAACGTTCCAATAATCATGGAACCATTAAGAAGCGTCACACTTACTTCCTGTGCCTGGACGGGCAATGCTAGGATCATCAGAAGTAGCAGGTATCGCATATAGATTCCCCGTTAGAAACTTAGTAATTACTTCCCTTAGATTGTTTGCAAAGTCATGACAGTCTTTTCTATGGTCCTGTTTTGTCCTATTAAGTTCCTTTGTTAATTCTTCAAGAGAGTTTTTGAACGAGAGATTTGTAATCTCAAGGTTATGTTTCGTTTGAAGTAGGATTTTGTTTTTATCTTGCTCTTCAAACAGTTCTATTTCTAGCTCGTTAATCCTATCGCAGAGTTCATATTTCTTACTAACTTGCATCGAAACTGTGGCAACAAGAAAGAACACGATAGCAAAAGTAATGTATTCCATAGAATCCTCAATGGGCAGGAAGTCCCTGCCCTAAGCTTTAACGAACGTTGCAAACACCATTGGAACAATTCTCGATGGAACAATTCCCGATGGAACAATTCCCGATGGAACGTAATCGGGACCGTCGGAAACAGCGTGCTTCTACATCCGACGTAAAAGCAAACAATAAAGCTACGAGGATTACATAACGCATTCTTTTCTCCTATGAATGGAAACACTCGTCAACAAAAACCATTTTCGACACAGCTTCAAGATTGGCATGTTCCTTGCAAAGATCAAAGATCCTTCCAGGGATATCAACTCTACAACATGCTGTAGAATTGCAACCGTGAACAATACAATTCTCTTCACTTTCTGTAGAAACAAACTTCACCAAAGAAAGTAAGTATTCCTTGTAATGATTACAAGCCTCTTCCCGGTTATTGTGACCTTTACAAGGTTCATTAACAGGAACAACGCACGTTCCTTTACATTCGGAGCAACCATCAGTACAGGACTTACACGTTGTTAAAGTGGCACAGTTACCAATTGGCCAAACAGCCCCATCACGTTCTCTTGTATAGTGCCACAAACCAGATTCCAATTGTCTAGGAGCGTCGTGATTCATTAAAAAATGTCCTCATGTTCGCCACAACCTTCAGTGGCTAAAGTGATTGGCCAAATACCTCTTTTACCTTCGTCAATGTCCACTTGAGGAGGTAATGTTCTGCATTGACCTTTATCGGATTGAACGTCCTCTTGGACCCAATACTTGCAAGTTTCGCACGTTTCAATCATTAGTAACTCCTAAGATCAGAGAAACGTATCGCTGCAATTTCTTCACGCATCTGACCCAAAGTTAGGTCTTGTAGACGACGTTTCCGTTTCAAATTATTGATTACAAGTAAGTCCGACTTAAGACAGACAAGATCAATAATTTTAGCACCGCGGTTGACATCCATACCAGGACGATGGATACGATCTTCAGATTGGATCCGGGACTCAGCATTAAAGTCATTCGACCAATACACAATAGTTGGTGAGGCTGTAAGATTCAAGCCCAAACCACCAGAAGCAGGATGAAGAACAAATGCAATCTGTCCATCACCTTCCTGGAACTTCTGAAGAAGTGTTTCGGGATTGCCTGGAATAGTGGAGTCCCACCCTCTACCATCCAATCGAATTACGTCCCAACCTTCTTTCTTACAGATATTGGTAACACGGTCAATTGATCCTGTGAAACCTGCGAAGATTACAATACGACCAACATCTTCATGTAGCTCAAGCTGAGCTTTAAGAGCATCTTCTTTAGGAGTATTGACTTCCTTTGTTACACGATTAAGCTTTACTACTTCGCCAGTTCCATCACAATAAGGACAGTCAATCTTTTGTTTTTCAAAAATACCAGGTGGAATCTGTTTCCCAAGTTTCATGTCCTCTCTATAGGAGTCTTCCTGATCCTCAGGACCACAGTAATAATGTTCCTCTGTTGTTTTCAATCCATGACAACGAGGACAAGTCTGCGTAGCTCCGATATCTTCGTCGCGATATTGGAATCCATCGGACAATTCACGAAGAAGCGTAAGCGTTTGAATCGTGGAAGTACATTTAGCTTCAATCAGTGAAGCACACCGCTTCATCTCGGTCGTTGGTTCAAGTTCAATCACTTCGTACTGTTTGTCCGGCAGATTCATGCAGTCTTTTTTCAACTTGACAAGAACCAGACCGTGCATTCTTTTGTACAAGAATGAAACTTCGTCCTTCGACTTAATGAAGGAATGTCCACCAGCTGCAAGATTGTGTGCCGGATGGTTTTCTACGCTTCCACAGACATTGCATTTCTTTTCGGAATCAAGCCATGTGATTAACTGTGGATACGTTCCGCCTGTTATACTATTTTCCCGCTGTTCGATAATACACAGACGACGTTTGAACTTGTGGATATCACCTTCCCGGAGATAACCTGGTCGTGCAATCTCACACTGACTGTACCAATCCGTTGGATCTTTCGGAGCGGGAGATCCCGACATTTCGACAACAGACCCATCGTCCTTCCACTGTTCACGAACAGCATTAGCTAATGCTTGTGAAGCTTGCGACCTTTGGGACGCTGGATTCTTACAACGACTACTTTCATCAAACACTACACGCTTAGGAGGAACTTTATCCTTTGACCAGCTCTTAATCAACTTAACAAGTTCTTCATAAGAGAAGAATTTTGGCTCGAAACAATGTGTACTGATAAAGATTGGACACTTACAATTTTCGGCAATAACAGTATCACCATAAGCTACACGACGCGCTGGCAAATGACAGGTATCACAGATAGTCCAACGCTTGAACTCATTCTTGACCGAATAAATAGCGTTACGAGGACCAATCCACCACCAGTCCCTTGTCCCAGACTGTTCCATTACTTCAATCATTGTCAACGTTTTGCCTGTTCCCATTTCACAAGCAAAAATGCAATACTGACGAGTAGAAGCGAAAGATGCCATTTCAATCTGATGTTCCATCAGCCAGGATCGGCGAGGTACAAAAGGTTTCAATGGCTCGTCGTACTTAGCATAGGGGTTCCCACCACCCAAGTATTGTAATTGGAACAAGTTTCTTTGATTATTAGAGATAGTCCAGAATTTACCATCCGGGTTCCATCTCGCACCAGACATATTTTTAACTTCTTCAATCAATTTTGGATTGTATTTGAATCTAAGTACAAGTCTTGTATCCTCTGGAGTAACGTCAACAGGATAAAAATACCCGTCGCATCTAATTTTGATAATCATTGTGTTGGCCTGAAAGTTAGTTTCTGTGTCTTATCCTTGAGTGTCGTCTTCAAATAGTGTTTCCAGATATCACTTAGACCTATCAAATCAAAATAGGTCTTGCATTTAGTCGAGAACTCACGAATATCTGGGGATTCACTATTAGATGTTTGTGCTATTGACTCTTTCCATTGTTGTAAGTTACCCGTAACGATTGAAAGCTTAATACCTCTTTTAACAGTATCACTACTTGTGAAATGAAGATTTGTATGTTCCAGTAGAGAATAGAAAGGATTCTCCAGCATTGCTAACAAAAAAGTAAAAGTTAAGTGTCGCAATGCTGGAGAATCAATATCAAGCGCTGGAGCAGTTTGACTCAAATCATTTGCTGAGATCAAGAAGGCTCTATTATCCATCTTGAGATTAATTTTGTCAAATGAACGAGACAGGCTGACTCCGAGCGCTTGATTAGCTGCTGTTAAATACTGTTGCCAATTGATATTTGGCGTCACAATTGGCAACAGTTCTAACATTATCGCGCCCTATCTGGTTCGTCTGGAGCTTTTTCCAACTCTTCCTCTTCCTTAGGATTGTTGAACTTATCGATTTGGGATCGAACAAGCTCAACAAACGCTGCGGGATCATCAGGTTGAGGAAGCGGAGTAGAACAGTTAAGAATGATCGGACCGTGCCACGAATGCTTACCCTTTTCAATCAACTCGACTTTGCAAGTAACTGCCTTGCCGATATTCGGAACCATGCCGGACGCTGCCGCTCGCATGGTAGGATTGTTGAAATGGAAAGCTGCGACCTCACCAACAGAAGGAATGTAGACCAAGTATTCGGGGCCATACAAACAACCCGAATCTGCTACTTGAGAATCAACTTCAATCTTCCGGAACTCAGGGTGCGAAGGATTGTAGTAGATTTTCAGTCCTGGATTGGCGAAGCGAATTGCCTTCGGTCGCCAACTGAGAACAAGCAAGTCAATCTCTTCACCGAGTAGGTGTACAACAGTATCCTTACCCTTGAGAACAGCATACGTCCCCATCGGGACTTTGCCCTTTTTGCAAAGTCCAGCATTTGCTCCCATGAGCTGGATGCGAGGAAGGAATGAGGAGCCTGCAAGATTGGCATGCGCTGCTTGCGTTCCATACTTTGAAGGCTGGATCAAATCTTGAGAAAGAAGAGTTAAATCACTCATTGGAGTCCTTTAATTTTAGACAGATTGAGTAGCCTGAAGATTCTTGAGAATTTCTGCCGCTTCGTCCTGTTGGACGCGCGCCTTTTCCAGGAGCTTCTTGCGTTCCTTGTCTTGCTTCTCCTTTTGCTTCGCTTCCCATTGAGCCTTAGCCGCTGCCGTGGCGACCGGATCAAGATGAAGAACCCATTGAACTGCAAGTTTGAAATCTTCTTCGCTTGCAATCATGGACTTGGACTTGAAGAACTTGGCCATTGCGCCAGTTTCCAGTTCTTGTTTCAACTCAGCAACCTTCTTGGCGTGAGGCGTAGCAACGAACTGTTCCGATCCAGCGTCATGACCTTTGCGCTTAGCATCACGCATAGCCTTGACACGTTCGTTGGCTACCTGGACGAAAACGTCAGGCGATTCGGTCAACGCACGATCAATGAAGTTGGGTTGTTCCGAGGTCTCAAGCTTGGCCAACGCATACGCATTGGTAAGATTGAGTTTGCCTTCTTCAACCAACTTCTGATACTCTTCCTTGAGCTTCAGCAAGCTGAGCCGTTGATTGAGCCACTGAGGACTCACGTTAAGATTTGTACACAGTTCGCTCATCGTCATGGTGGGATTCAAACCCAACATACGAATGATTGCACGACTGTATTCAACGGGCTTGGTCGCAATCGTGTGCAAGTTAAGCATCAACTGCGTTTGGAGAACCTGAGCCTCTTCCATCGGAAGAATGTTGGCCGGAACGGTTTCCAATCCAGCGGCGCGAGCAGCAGTAACACGGTGCAAACCGTCGGACAATCCGTAATACAGCTCGCCCGTTTCCTTATCCTTGCACTCATGCAAGAGAACGGCTTTAAGAACGCCCAAGGCACGAATGTTGCTGAGGAACTCGGCCCATTTCGTAGTAGTCGTATCGACTTCACGAATAGCCGCCGGGTTCTCCCGGATCAGCTTAACGGGAACGTGTTCCAATCTTCCCTTAACAATCTCAGACATGACGAAAGTCTCCAGATTGGTCAATCTTACTGGCGTTGACCTGAACCAAAATCCAATCTTTGATTAGATTGTATCCCACTATTTATATTAACGGAGAAAGCAAAGAAAAAAGTTTCACCCATACGCATATACTAAATGATAAGGAAACTTTCTTTTCCATTTCTCCGATAATAAATAAGAAGGGAGCAATTAAATGAAAGACGGAATTACTGATAAGCAGTTTTTTCCACTCTCTATAATATCACTTTTCTTTTTTGAATTTTCTCTCTTTAGAATGGAGGAAGAGAAGGAAAGAGTAATTCTGTCAGTTCCTTTGTTTTATCAAGCGAAACCACTGACGTAAAAACTGAAATTAGTAAGCGGCTTTCTCCGATAATACATATAGGAACAGGAACAAAATCAAATCAAACTTTGGATTAGATTTTATGAATAGACCAACCAAATCACAAGCAATTAAAAGATTTCTTGACGCTAGAACGCATCAAGATTTGGCTTCACTTTACAACATAGATATGGAGGTTCAAGTATTAGTAGCACAAGAAAATGGAACACGGATCGACGGTGATTACAAAGGTAAATACTGGCACGGTTGGACCGATGGTATACAGACCTGGAAACCGTTTCGTATCCCGCTTAAAGCCAATACTGAACCTGAGTACACTGATCGGGAAATGAATTTTGATTTGGATCGATATGTTGAAGCTATTGGTATGACTGGCTGGGATTGGAAAAATAAGATTTCACGATGGGTTGCATTCGATCTTGATGGCATTTCCGGTCACTCCGAGAAACACGCTAAAAGACTGACTGAACAGGAATTAGAAGAAGTTAAAGAGAAAGTCTTAACCATCCCCTGGTGTACTCTTCGTCGATCAACAGGTGGTAAAGGATACCATATTTACGTTTTTCTTGAACCAATTACAACTAACAACCACACTGAACACGCAGCTCTTGCAAGAGCAATCCTTGGTATGATGAGCGGATTGACTCATTTCGATTTCAATGCTAAAGTGGACGTTTGCGGCGGTAATATGTGGGTTTGGCATCGTAAGATGCAAGGAGAAGGACTACTTAAGGTCCAGGATGCACAATGTACATTGAAAGATGTTCCTCTTAATTGGAAGGATCATCTTGATGTTATCAGTGGTTCAAGAAGAAAGATCCTTCCAAGTTTTATCGGTCAACCGGAACAGTTTGAGTCATTAATTGGACAGTCAACTAGAACAAAACTTGATGAAAGCCATAACACTCTACTTGATTGGTTCAAAACAAACAATTTCCGGGCGTGGTGGGATAATGATCATTGGATGCTGGTTTGTCATACTTATCATTTGAAACTAGCTCATGAACAATTGCAATTGAAAGGAGTGTTTGAAACACTTTCAACAGGTGTAGAAGCGCCTCACGATCACAACTGTTTCATGTTCCCTAATCCTAATGGATCATGGACTGTTAGACGTTATTCCGCAGGTGTGGCCGAAGCTCCGACCTGGGAACAAGATGGCGTAGGTTACACCAAATGTTATTTCAACAAGATTCCATCCTTAAAAATTGCAGCCCGTATTTGTGGCGGTGTGGAGCTTCCTTCAGGTGGCTATACGTTTGCATCGGCTAAAGATGCAGTACGCGCCACAACTATGTTAGGCACAAAGATTGAGTTACCTGCCTGGGCTGAACATAAAAATGCAATCCTAAAAGAAAGAAAAGACGGTAAAGTAGTTATTAGCCTCACGCAAGACGCTGATGATGCTAAGCATTTGAACACTGGTCAAGTAATGACTGGCTGGGCAATTGAAAAGAAAAATTACGTCCGAGTAATTGACACTCAACAAAAGGATATTGAGTATGATTTCGGAACGTTTGATGACTCTTTACGTCATGTTGTTTCTGCTGCATCTGGGGACGATTGTGGATGGGTTATTCGAACTCCTGGTGCTGATTGGAGGAACGAACCCTTAACACACGTTAAAGCTTTCTTGGCAGCACAAGGTTTCTCTACTAAAGATATCACAGGTGTCATTGGATCAAGTATTAGTAACTGTTGGTATCTTGTCAATCGTCCATTTGAAGAGGAGTATCCGTCCGGTCGTCAATGGAATAAAGACGCTGCTAAATTTAGGTTCCTACCTACAATTGATACGGACAATTTACAGTATCCGACATGGATGAAAATTCTTAATCACTGTGGAGCTAACCTAGATAAAATCGTGAGGAATGATCCTTGTTGTATTCAAGGTGGTATCCAAACAGGCGGCGACTACCTTAAATGTTGGATCGCTTCAGTATTCCAGCAACCAACAGAACCATTACCTTATCTTTTCTTCTTCAGTAAAGACCAAAGCACTGGTAAGTCAATCTTTCACGAAGCAATTTCTCTTCTAGTTACAAGAGGCGTTGTTAGCGTGGATAAAGCGCTTCAGAGTCCGCAGTATAATGGTGAACTTGCTGGTGCTGTTGTCTGTATTGTTGAAGAAACAGACCTGGGAAAGAACAAACAAGCGTACAACAAGATTAAGGAATGGGTGACGGCTAAAAAGATTATGATCCGCGCTTTGTATGAAGCTCCCTGCATGATGGTTAATACGTCCCACTTCATCCAATGCAGTAACGATCATTTAGCTTGTCCTGTTTTCCCTGGCGATACTCGTATTACCTATATTAACGTCCCTCCACTAACAAGCCAAATCCCAAAGAAAGTCCTATTCCCCATGCTCGAAAAAGAGGCTCCAGACTTCTTGAGAGCGTTACTCAATCTTGAACTTCCGAAAACTATGGATCGACTCAATCTTCCAGTATTGGCAACATACGAAAAGACAATGGCAGAGCAGTCTAATCGTTCTTTGTTGGAAGAATTTATTGAAGACAATACTTGGTATATCCCAGGGAGTATGGTCAAGTTCTCTGACTTCTGGGATAAGTTCCGTATGTGGTTGGATCCTCAGGAAGTACGGAACTGGAGCAAGATCCGAGTGGGGAGAGAACTTCCAACGAGATTCCCTAAAGGTCGAGTAACCAAAGAGGATGGTCAATTCTACATTGGCAATATGTCTCTTGTAGAGAACGGTTGTACACCATCCAAAACGTTGATTGTACACAACGACAAACTTATGTCGGAGGTCTAATGTACTATAAGATTAACTCTGGCAAATTCAAAGGTCTTGTAGGAACGTATAAAGGTAGATTAGGTGCGCGTTTTGTTCTTTGTGTCCAAAGTCGGGATCAATGGTGTCTTGCCATTGAAAAACCTAAAGATATAAGTGTTGTTAAGCGTTGGGAACTCGTTATCTGTAACGGAACCAACTATATTGTGGAGGTTCTATGATTATTGGTTTCGGACACAGATCGAGAATGGGTAAAGATACTGCTGCTAACTTCTTAGCAGGGTATATCCGCCAACATAAAAGGAACGTCCTTGTAGTTAAAACCAGTTTCGCTGCTAAAATAAAATCCATTAGCCACGATCTTTATAAATGGGCTGGTCTACAGGACGCGGACTTCTACGAGAAACCGGAGAATATCCATTTAAGAGAGATCAAGCTTCCTTTTATTGATAAGACTCCAGTTGAAATCTGGATTGAATTAGGTACAACTGTCGGTCGTTCTATTTATAAGGACACTTGGCTTCAGTATCCGCTCAAACAGAAGTATAATTACCTAATTGTTACGGATGTTCGTTTCGAGAATGAAGCAGATGAGATCCGTAAATTAGGCGGTTATGTTTGTAAAGTACATAATCCTAACGTACCTTATCGTGTTTCTGTTGCTGACGAACAATTAGAACACTATAAGAAATGGGACTTTACAATCACTAATGATGGTGACTTAAAGTCTCTTAATGAAAAAGTGATTAACACTCTGAAAGGGGTATTATGAGTCTGACCAATATGTTATTGTCAATGGAGAATACTGAAGAGTCTAGGGATAAGTACTTACGCGCCCCAATGGGTTATCCAGGATCGAAATCCAGATCCTTGGATTATCTTTTACCTCATTTGCCTTATAGGAACACCTTCGTAGATGTCTGCGGCGGTAGTGGTTCTGTTTTACTTTCCCGGAATCCTTCTAAATTGGAAGTGTTCAATGATCGTAATGCCGGGATTATATCCTTTTATAGGTGTATCCGGGATCCTGAGAAGTGTAAATTATTGAGTGAACGTGTAGAACTGTCGCCGCCTCTCTCAAGAGAAGAATTTATTTGGTCCAGAGACACTTGGAACTGTGATCAATTAGACGATGTTGAACGTGGCGCACGTTGGTACTATGCTATCGTGTCCAGTTTCGGTCAGAAAGGCTGGGCCTACGGTCGTGCTGTTAAGGGCATTTGTCAAGGCAAAAAACTTTATAATAATTTGAAATCCTTTTGGTCGATCCACAATCGGATTAAGAATATCCAGATTGAGAATTTGGACTGGCGTCAAGTACTCCAGGATTATTCTCCAAGTGGACAGGATATCGTTTGGTACATCGATCCACCTTATTGGGGTACAGTTGGTGTCTACGATTACGAATGGAAAAAAGAAGAACATTTTGAATTGTGTGAGCGTATCAAACATTTACACGGATACGTTGCTTTAAGTGGCTACGATCATCCTGATCATCCGTACAACAAGTACAATTTCTGGACTGAAAAAGTGTCATGGGATGTCAAGGTGTCAATGACTTCACAAGCTTTTACAGGTACAAATAACTTACAAGGTCTGGAGAATGTGATCTCCAGAGGGTCTGCAACTGAAACTCTTTGGATTTACAATTCATGATACCGAGTCCGATCCACCTGAACTTGAACATTTACGCTTCAGTGTATCTTGAGACTACCGGACCATTGGTAGGTTTCCACGATATAATGAGGATTTGTATATTACCGTTAGACAATTTCTGTAATCCTGTTAAGGGTGTTCTACCACTATTGATAAGTTTTAGCCCTATAAGGGACGAACACCCCTGGATTGCAAATGATAAATACGCGGAGCTTAAAGTTAAAGGTATACACCCTTCATTAGCTCCATCTGTGTTAGAACTTTGGTATAAGAAATTGCCAATCACACCAACCAAAAAACTTTGCGCGATCTCTCATAATTGGGCTTTCTCTTCTTCGTTCATGAAAGACTTGTTTGGTCCTTCACTGTTCGACGAAGTCTTCCATGAAAGTCCAAGAGATATTATGAATGTTGCTTCGTATATTAATGACTGCTGCGATATTAATGCCGCTGGACCACCTTTCGGTCGTGATAGTATTGGCTACCTTGCAGGCAAACTTAATGTCGCAATCGATGAACCAAAGGATGTTCTCAACACTTGTAAAGCTCTCCCTTTAATCTATAAAGCACTACTCAGACGGTCATTCGGAGGTAAAGTCCTATGATTAGTTGTAAAGTGATCGCGGATTCTTTTTGTTCGAAACGTATTACAACGATTGAATGTACCTATCCAAGATTTATTCATTCAGAAGTGCTGACACACCGGGATCGAGCTAGGAACTCTGCTTCGTCGAGAGCTATCCCTTGGCCGAAAATGTGTGAACAAATCCTTAATGATCCAGTTGTTCCAGTCTATTGGGGTGAAGAAAAGAAAGGTATGCAGACTGGAAATGAAATCCTCTTCCCAATGGAAGCTACTAAAGTTTGGTTAGAAGCTAGGGACAATGCTATTAAGTCCGCACAAGCTTTAGCGGATTTGAATGTTCACAAAAGCTTATGTAATCGCTTGACTGAACCTTTCATGTGGATTAGGACAGTCATGACCGCTACGAATTGGCGGAACTTCCTGAAACAAAGATGTGACCCAGCTGCTGAGATTCATATTCGTTTGTTAGCGGAACGGATTAAGCAAGAACTCGTAAATTCCAAACCTACATTAACTTGTCATCATCTTCCTTACATTGAAGATGATGACAGAGTGTTCGATACCGATGTACTATTGAAAGTCTCTACGGCAAGATGTGCCAGAGTTAGCTATTTACAACGTGGAAAGTCTATCGAAGAGGATTTGAAACTCTTCGATAGACTTAAAGAAAGTGGACATTGGAGTCCTTTTGAACATCCTGCTATAGCCTATACAGGTGCCTCTGGGCCGTATCAAGGTTGGAAGGGGTACCGGAAGGCGTTCCCTAATGAATGCCCTGTTGAGGGCTACCCATAACATCATTAATTTCGTGCATAAGATACGTTCTTGCTGTAGCGTCCATTCTGTGATAGCGGAGAGGTCTAAAAGCTACAGCGTTTCTCCAGTCT